ATCTTGATAACACTGCTAATCATTTTGTATTAGTCGTAGGTGACAATCCAGAAACAGCATTGATCTCTATGAAATCTACCCAATTAAAAGTGAGTAGAAAGTGGAACTCAATGATGATGGGTTTAAAAATGCAGGGTAAGAATGGTTTATTTACTCCGCCTACATACAGCCACATTTACAAACTAAAGACTGTTCAGATGTCTAACGACAAAGGAACATGGTTTGGTTGGGATGTTGAAAAGGTTGGTCCTGTCACAGACAAAGGAATCTATGACATGTCTAAATCTTTTGCAGAATCTGTAGGTAAGGGTGAGATCCAAGCTAAACACGGTAGCGAAGAAACTAAAACTTCTTCAAATTACTAACAGTATCCTAGGTAGTGGGCGTCGAAGCGAGAGTGGATACGCCCACTTTTATTTTGTATGATAGAAAGATTTAAAAATATATTTGAAGGATTAGATCGTGCACATGGTGTCACTATTGTTGGCGAATCTAATGGTAATGGACAGAAAATAAAAGGTAAATCGTTTGTAAAAAGAGAACCTGTTACAGATGAGTTATGGCAAAACCACTTAAATGGTGTAGAAAATTTAGGTATAATACCAATCAATGATAACAACGAATGTAAATGGGGTTGTATTGACATTGACTCTTACGAAGAGTTTGATCACAAAAAATTAATTAACCAAATAGGTAATTTAAAACTACCACTAATGGTATGTAGATCTAAATCTGGTGGTGCACACGTATTTTTGTTTACAAAAGAATATGTGTCCGCAAGTTTAATGCAAGATAAATTAAATGAAATCAGATCTGTGTTAGGTTATGGTGGATCAGAAGTTTTTCCAAAACAAAGAGAATTAAAATCCAAAGATGATACAGGAAATTTTTTAAACTTACCATACTTTTCTGCAGAAAAAACTCAAAGATATGCCTTTGATGGTGATGGCAATTCTGTTAGTCTAGAATATTTTTATGAATTATATGACATTGTAAAAATTACAGCACAAGAATTACAAGATTTAGAAATAGTTAGACCCAAGACACCATACTCTGATGGACCGCCTTGTATAGAATTGATGGCACAAAATAAAATAGGTGAAGGTGGTAGAAATAATGCATTGTTTCATTATGGTGTATATGCAAAACAAAAATGGCCAGAGAATTGGAAGTCTAAGTTAGTTGTATTCAATGAAACTGCGATGCAACATCCATTATCAGATACAGAAGTAGATATTGTTACAAAACAACATGATAAAAAGGACTGGGGATATAAATGTAATGATCAACCAATGTGTAGTTTGTGTGATAAAAAACTATGTAAGTCTAGAAAGTTTGGTATTGGTCAAGAGATAGTATTTCCTAGTCTTACAGATCTACAAGTTGTTAACCTGGAGGAGCCATACTATTACATGAACGTAGATGGAGATAGATTGTATTTAGATTCTGCAAAACATTTAACAAATCAAACTATGTTTCAAGAAGAATGTGTAAAACAATTACGATTGAATCCACCAACATTAAAAACAAATGACTGGAAGAAACTTACAAACATGCTATTGAAGAATGCAGAGATTACAGAACCTGCAGAGGGTACAAGCACAAAAGATTTATTAAAAAATTATTTAGAAGATTATTGTTTAAACAGGATACAAAAAGACAAGATAGATGAAATTAAAACAGGTGGTACATTTACAGACGAAGGCTTTCACTATTTTGTTTTTGATAATTTCTACAATAAATTTTTACTGAGAAATCACTGGAAAGTTCCGTATCAAAGAACATCACAAATGCTACGTGACAACTTAAAATGTTTTACTAAACGTGTTACAAAAGCAAAGATATCAGTCTTTGTGGTGCCTCAGTTTGATAAAAAAGAAGACAACTACAAAGAAAAAAGCTACGTAAAGAAACATAATTATTAATGACACACATAATTTTTGGACCACCAGGCACTGGAAAAACAACTAAACTTCTTGAAAAAGTTGACGAGTATTTAAAAAAAGGTGTCTCGTCTAAACAGATAGGTTACTTTACATTTAGTAAAAACGCTACGGAAGAAGCTCATGACAGAATGTTTGATAACTTTGGTTTAGGGTTTGATGACTTACCTTATTTTAGAACACTACACTCTTTAGGTTTTAAACAGTTGGGATATAAAAAAGAAAAGGTAATGAAAAATGAACATTACAAAGAAATAGGTAAAACATGTGGAATAGAATTTAAACACGCTTCGTGGAATGAAGATGAAGGTGGTATATTTAATTCTGATAGTCCACATCTATCTTTAATAGAACTTGCAAGATCAAAAAATATTTCACCTGTAGAGCAATACAATTTGGGTGAACACAATTATGACATAGATAAAGTAGATTTAATTAGACTAGAAAAAGAGATAAATAATTTTAAAAGAGATAGACCAGGTATGGTTGATTTTACAGATATGATAAATGAATTAGTAGAGACAAAAAAATTTCCTAAATTAAAAGTTGCTTTTATTGATGAAGCTCAAGATTTATCTTTAATGCAATGGAAAGTTGTTGAAGGAATAAGAAATAATTCTGAAATGTTGTATGTGGCTGGAGATGATGATCAATGTATATATAAATGGAGAGGAGCAAACGTAGAAAAATTTTTAAGTTTAGAAGGTAGTCAAGAGGTATTAAAAGAATCATATAGAGTTCCAGAAAATATATTTAATCTTGCAGATACAATAATAAATAGAATACCAAAAAACAAAAGAATTCAAAAAATATGGAGACCCACCAAAAAACAAGGAAGTGTGAAATACCATGACGACATATCAGAAATAAATGTTTCAAGTGGAGAATGGTTGATACTAGGTAGAGATAGATGGAAGTTAGATGAGTTTGAACAACATTTTCAAGACAACAATATATTTTATGAAAGATCTAAAAAACACAATCCATTAAAAGATAAATTTGAAGCAATAGATTTGTATGAAAACAAATTAAAACGAGGTCAGTATTTATCTTACGATGAATGCCACAACATAAAAAAGAAAATGTTAAATAAAGAATGGACTAATAAGATGTTTAAAGCGATGGTTCCAAACAAAATGTACAATATGGATATGTTAAAAAAAGATTTTGGTTTGAATACAGATGAACGTTGGCAGGTAGCTTTATCTAGAATTGGAAAGAATGATACAATTAAAATAGAAGATTTATTACATAAAGGAGAAAACTTAATGAAAGGTGCAAGAATAAAACTATCAACCATACACGGTGTAAAAGGTAATGAAAGACAAAATGTTGTGTTACCTTTGTGTTTACCAAAAGCTTCTTTAGATGCTTATGAAAAAGATCCAACAGATGAGCATCGTTTGATGTATGTTGGAGCGACTAGAGCAATGGAATCTTTGCACATAATATATCCAAAAAAAGGGGGCTATCAAATATGACAAACAAAGATATATTTAAAGATGTATTTCCACAAGACAAACAGATTGGCGGGAGTCATTACAAAACTTTTACCATACAACCATACGAATTTATTTCTAAAAACGATCTTTCTTTTTTTCAAGGAAACGTTGTGAAATATGTTTGTAGATATTTAAACAAGAATGGTGTAGAAGACTTAGAGAAGATAAAACACTATTGTGATTTGGAAATCAAAAAATTGAAAGACACAAAGAAGAAATGAAAACGATATACAAACCACAAACTGAGTGGGTTCCACCAGAATCTTTTCCTGATCTATCGAAGTATGATGAGATCGCAATTGACTTAGAGACAAAAGACCCTGATCTAAAAAATACAGGATCTGGTTCTGTTACAGGCAAGGGACACATTGTTGGTATAGCTATTGCTGTGCATGATTGGTCTGGATATTATCCTATCAGACATGAAGGTGGTGGTAACATGGACCACGGAGCAATTACAAGATGGTTACAAGATGTACTAAAAACACCTGCAACCAAGATATTTCACAATGCTATGTACGATGTGTGTTTTTTAAGGGCTGAAAGGTATGAAATACAGGGTCGTATAGTAGATACCATGATTGCTGGCTCTCTCGTGGACGAGAATCGCTTTCGATACGATTTAGGTAGTTTGGGTCGGGATTACGTCGGAATCGGCAAAAATGAGGCTGTTTTGAAGGAAACTGCAGCCACATGGGGCATAGATCCTAAGTCTGAGATGTATAAACTGCCTGCTATGTATGTTGGTGAGTATGCAGAGCAAGATGCTGTACTAACATTAAAGTTATGGCAAGAGATGAAGAAAGAAATTATTACACAAGAACTGGAATCTATCTTTGATTTAGAGACACAACTATTTCCTTGCCTCGTTGATATGAGATTTTTAGGAGTTCGAGTAGATATAGAAGCAGCTCATAAATTAAAACAAGAATTAGTATCAGAAGAAAAAGCATGCTTAGAAAAAGTGTGGAAAGAAACAGGAGAAGAAGTTCAAATATGGGCTGCAAAGTCCATTGAAAGAGTTTTTCAAAAACTTTCTTTACCGTATAGTAAAACTGAAAAAACTGGTGCGCCATCATTTACTAAAAATTTTTTACAAAATCATCCTAACTCAATTGTTAATAGTATTGCTAAAGCTAGAGAAATAAACAAAGCTCATACAACTTTTATTGATACCATACTGAAACATGAACACAATGGTAGAATACATGCAGAGATAAACCAAATTAGATCTGACCAGGGTGGTACAGTGACAGGGAGGTTTAGTTATGCTAACCCAAACCTACAGCAAATTCCTGCACGGAACAAGGACCTCGGACCAAAGATCAGATCATTGTTTATACCTGAAGAAGGTATGACATGGGGTTGTTTTGATTACTCGCAACAGGAACCAAGACTTGTTGTGCATTACGCAGAACTTGATAGACAGAATGGAAATATATCTGCTGAAGGATTAGAAGATGTATTAGAAGCTTACAATGATGGAGATGCAGACTTTCACACGATTGTAGCTGACATGGCTAACATACCTAGATCACAAGCAAAAACAATTAATCTTGGTTTGTTTTATGGCATGGGTAAAAATAAACTACAGGCGGAGTTAGGTTTAGATAAAGATGATGCAGATGAATTGTTTAATAAATACCATAGCAGAGTACCTTTCGTAAAACAGTTAATGTATAGTGTTATGGAGAGAGCACAAGATGCAGGGAGAATAAGAACTGTTTTAGGACGTAGATGTAGATTTAATTTATGGGAGCCAAATGAGTTTGGTATAAATAAAGCTTTGCCTTACGAAGATGCTTTAAGAGAATACGCATCAATAAGAAGAGCATTTACATACAAAGCATTAAACAAACTAATACAAGGATCAGCAGCTGACATGACAAAGAAAGCAATGGTAGAGTTACACAAAGAAGGTATTGTGCCACACATACAGGTGCATGATGAGCTAGATATATCAGTAAATAACAACTCAGATAAAATAAAAGAGATCATGGAAACAGCGGTAGAATTAAAAATACCTAACAAAGTAGACTATGAATCTGGACCAAACTGGGGTAATATAAAATGATCTATGGCTTATTTAAATGTAAACATACCACCAACCTATGCACAAATTAAAAGAGAATATTTATATGATCTTAAAAAACATCATGGAGAAGTTGAAGACTGCATTATCTTTGGTCTTAGCGCTCTTACAGGTCGTGCTATATTATTTCATGCTATTATGGAAAACGGTGCAATATTTTATCGCTTACCAATTAGCGCGTTTATTCAAAAGGG